ATATAACGTCGCGGCTCTAGATTTTTATCCGCAAAGAGTAAATCGACAGTGCATTGGTGCTCAATAGCACGCTTACCAGCCCGCCTTTTTGCTTCTGGAATTGTTTTCATCCAGAAATATTCAATGAGGGCCCGCCCGCTTTGGTCATACATCTTTGTTTGAAATTGAGTCTTTTGCACTGTCTCGCTCCTTCTCGTGGATTTCATGAGACCATAACACTAAGAAAAACCATCGTCAACAAATAAAATCTAAAAATTTGCATTGACAGTCTGTTGAAGTTGTGCTATAGTGTGTCGCATAGTCGAATTACGACTTTACCGCGTTGAACTGAATTAACAGCTCCGCGAAAGAAAATCCCCCAAAATGCAAATTCAAAAAGCCGAATACCAAGGGCGTCAAGTCACGCTCGACAAGCCCTTTCGCACACCCGGCGAAAGCAAGAAGTTTGCAGTTTACGTCAAAGACGGCGACAAAGTCAAGATTGTGCGCTTTGGTGATCCTGACATGGAAATCCGCCGCGACGACAAGGACGCCCGCGCCAATTTCAGAGCGCGGCACAACTGTGACGCCGCAAAAGACAAGACAACACCAAAATACTGGTCTTGTCGAATGTGGGACGAAAAAAGTGTTAGCGAATTGACCAAAGTCAATATTCAATCCGAAGTTTTCAAGGCCGACGAAGAGCAGCGCATCGTTTACGGATGGGCGAGTATCGTCACGAAAGCGGGCGAGCCTGTTGTCGATTTGCAGGGCGACGTCATCGACCCCGCCGAACTCGTTCGTGCGACAACCGAATTTATGAAATCCGTTCGCACTGCCAAGCAAATGCACGAAGGCGGAAAAATCGGAACGGTTGTCCATTCGTTCCCGATCACCAACGAAATCGCGAAATCGCTTGGTCTCCAGACCGAAAACGAGGGCTGGATTGTCGGGATGCACATTGAAGATGACGCGGTTTGGAAGTCGGTGAAGGACGGGCACCTCAAATCCTTTTCGATTGGCGGTTCCGGGGTTAGGGAAAAGATCGGTGACTAATCTCCTAAAGAAACTGAAGCTTTCCGAACTTAGCCTTGTCGATGCCGGGGCGAACCAACACGCCGCCGTCACGATCTTTAAGCGCGACAACGCTGCGTCCGAAATCGTAAAGGGCCTTTATTCCGAAGGCGCTGACTTGCGGGCGATTGACTTCCGTGACGTCCTGTCCCGGAACCAGAAACGCAAAGATGCGCGGGAAGTGCGCGAAGAAATCTGGCCTATGCTTGACGCGCTTTCGGAAAGCCTCAATTCTATTGTCGTTGACGCAAACGTCAATGACAAGATGCCTGCCGTTGAACGTCAGGTTCAAGCATTTTTGGACGCAGTGCGCGAAAAGATGCCCGAAGTCGAAGAAGATTTGATGAAAATTTTCAAAGACGTAGCCGCCGAATCCCTCGGCACCACAAAAACAAATGTTTCAAAAGAGGATGACAAAAAAGTGTCAGAAGAAACAAAAGTGACAGTCGAGGATTTGCAGAAGCGCCTTGATGAAACAACCACAAATTTAAAGAAAGCCGAAGCGCTTGCTAAAATGTCAGATGACGAAAAAGCCTATATGGCCAAAATGTCGGATGATGATAAAGCGGCTTTTGCTTTAATGAGTGCTGAAGATCGCAAGAAAAAAATGGATGCGGCCAAAAAAAGCGATGAAACCATTGAAGTTGACGGCGAAACAATTTCTAAATCAGCCGTCGGTGCAGAAACCTTTGCGCTTTACAAACGATTTGCAGCCGTTGAAAAAACAGCCAAAGAAAACGCCGAACGTGCCGAATTGGCTGTTTTTGAAAAACGTGCAGCCGTTGAACTCAAGCATCTGGCTGGCGATGATAGTTTAAAAGCTCGTGTCCTTAAATCTCTCTCGGAAATTGCAGATACGGATGCACGTTCCATGATTGAGGGAGTTTTGAAATCCAAAGACCAAGCAAACGAAAAATTGTTTGAGACAATTGGCAAATCAGGTGGCAATGGTGAAGAAAATCGCCTTGACACAGCCGCAAAAGCAATCGCCAAAAGTCAAAGCATTACTTATGAGCAGGCCGTTGTCAAGGCCCTTGAAGCAAATCCCGAACTTTACAATGAGGGCAAATAAATGGCTACTTATGATGGTGTAATTACAATCAATGCAGTCGCGGGCGCTGATCTTTCAGCGTCACAAGGCTTGCTTGTCGCAGGCGATTCCACCGCCGGGCAAGTTGTTCTTGCCGGTGATGGCGTTAACGCTATTGGCGTCTTGCTCAATGCTCCAGCAAGCGGCGGGGCCGCAGCCGTAGCAATTTCCGGCAAGGTCCGTGCAGTTGCGGGCGGCACTGTTACCGTAGGTGCGCGTGTCGCTTCTGACGCAGCCGGTAAGGTGGTCGTCGCCGCAGAGGGCGATTATGTGCTTGGCGTTGCAGCAAGTGCAGGAGCCGCAAACGCCACAATCGAAGTTTATTTTGACAAAAACGGCATTGAGCCTGCTTAAGGAGCACAAGTAAATGACAATCGGCAATCCACTCCCTAGCGCGGTCCATGTCAACAGGCCGCTTACCAACATTTCCATTGCGTTCCGTCAAGCACAAACTGATTTTGTGGCGGATCGTGTTTTCCCATTGGTTCCTGTTTCTAAACAGAGTGACCTCTACTACGTTTACGACTCGAGCTTTTGGTTCCGGTCAGAAATGCAAAAACGCGCACCGGGCACTGAAAGCGCTGGTTCTGACTACAAAGTGTCAACAGCATCTTATCTTTGTGACGTGTACGCTCTTCACAAGGACATTTCCGATCAAGTGCGGGCCAATGAAGATAGCCCGCTCAATTCTGATCGTGATGCAACGGAATGGCTTATGCAACAAGCCATGCTGAAGCGTGAAATTGACTTTGCATCTACCTACATGGCGGGCGGCGTTTGGACGTTTGAAGCGGATGGCGTTGCGTCTTCAGCAACAGCCGCCGGATCGTTCGATCCAACAGATGCTTCAAACAATGACAAACTGCATTGGTCCGATGCTGCATCAACGCCTGTTGAAGACATTCGCCAAGCAAAGCGGTTCATCAAGACAAAAACAGGAATGAATGCAAATACCTTAACGCTTTCACAAACTGTTTATGATGCGCTTGTCGATCATCCCGATATTGTTGATCGGATTAAGTACGGCCAAACGTCCGGTGGGCCAGCAGTTGCAGGCCGTGAGGCACTGGCAGCAATCTTTGAAGTTGACCGAGTGCTTATCTCTTCAGCCGTTCAAAATACGGCAGAAGAGGGCGCAACAGCCGCTAATAGCTTTATCGTGGGCAAGCATGCGCTTCTTTCGTATGTTGCACCACGTCCGTCAATCATGGTTCCGTCGGCAGGGTACACCTTCTCTTGGCGCGGCCTTTTGGGCGGATCAGAAGGGGCGTTTCAAATCTCCAAATTCCGCATGGACCCATTGAAGTCAGATCGCATTGAAGGTGAGATGGCATACGATCAGAAACTTGTTTCTGCAGATTGTGGCTATTTCTTTGATGGCATTGTAGCTTAAAATGGTGCGCGGGCAACCGCGCACCCCTCCCCTTTTTTAGAAACGGCGTCTGAATGTTCAATCGAAAACTTCATTTTTTCACAAAGTTTGATCCCTCACGGGATTTTGTCGCATTGCGCAATTTTGTTTATGCGGGCGCTGAGTATAAAAGCGGCACTGATTTTGACAAGAGCGATCTAGGGCATCGCAGGCTTGAGCTGTTGTTTCGTGGGCGAAAAATAACTTACAAATTTGGCGTTGAAAGAGTAAAGAACCGTTTAATTTCAGTACCGGTAGAAGCACCAGAAGCACCAGAAGCACCAGAAGCACCAGAAGCACCAGAAGCACCAGAAGCACCAGAAGCACCAAAAAAACGAGGCAGACCGCGGAAAGAGGGCTAATAAATGGCACTGCGTCCATGGGCTCCGTCAGATTACAGCGGGCAAACGTATTGGTTCGATCCCACACATGGACCAAGCATTGACGTAACCGGTGAGGAAATAAACACTTGGGAAGACCGCATTGCAACGGTCGATCCATTAACCTTTGCCGCTTCTGGCGCAACACGCCCGAATCTTGTAAACGACGGAACGCGGAACTATGTTGATGCCGACTTTGGCGACATAATGAGCGCAACGGCCCCGGTAAACTTTTTGCCAAATGGCGGCTTTGGTTTTTTTGTTGAAGACTACGATCACCCAGCGCCAATTTTTGCCGCGCCCGTTTTGGCGAGTTGGGGAACTGGCGGCAACGACTTAACACCACGTGCAGAAAATAACGAAACCGATTTCCAAATGTCGTTCGGTTCGTCGAATAACGCATTTGCTCCACCGCGACTTGTAACCGGCGGAGCTTTTGCGTTCGGCTGGAACAGAAACACGTCCACAAAAAATATCTGGATGATTCTTTCCGTTCCCGGCAAAATGGAATTGTGGAAAAACGGCGTTCTTGTCTGGGATGACACAACAGGGAACAACGTTGCTTGGAACACGCTTTTTCGTCTTTTCTCAAATGGCGCACAAGGTCGTTCTTGTAAACTCTATCAACTTGTTGTTGCGGGTGGCGAGCCGTCGATTGCAGAGCGCCAAATTTTTGAAGGCTGGGGCGCAGAAGCGGCGGGCGCACAAGGCCGATTATCTGATCTCCACCCTTACGCCACCACCGCGCCGACGATTTTGGTTGAAGACTCTGGGGCGGCTTTTGGTGGCGGTGGTTCGCTTCTGCAAAGCAGGATTCGCTTGGCGATTGCCAGCGGGTTTAAGGAAAAACTTTTAATTGGAACTTTGTCACGTGTCACAGATTCCGGCGTTGACGCTTTCGGTGATCCAGTTGTTGGTGCAGCCGTGAACTACCGTTGTGAAGGTTTCATCGATCAATATTCAGACGCTTACAGAGTTGCGGCAGGCATTCCCGAAACAGACGCAAAGGTTGTTTTGATTTTGGGCAATACAGAAGTAGAGCCACAGAAAAACGATAGTGTCAATTTTCCCAATTTTGGGACCTATAAACTTCGTGGCTCTATTAAGATTGATCCTGCACGTGCGTCGGCGGAATGTCAGGCGTTTCGGGTTTAAAAACATCTTCATCCATTTCATTTTATCCCTTCGATAGTCATCTTGAGGCCCATGCCCGTTAAATTCAACAAAAGCATTTTTGCATCAGTTGAGAAAGAAGTTAAGCGCGAAATCGTGAGACAAACAGAAGACGTTGTAACTGGGGCCGTCGATCTTGTTTTTAATACAGAAAAGACGGGCCGCGTTTATCGGCGGAACAGCGTAGAGCACCAATCGTCAGCGCCCGGCCAACCATTTGCAAGTGACACTGGCGCAACAGTATCGCAATTTGATTCAGAAATTCGTGAAGGCGGCTTTGTCGGTGCTTTCGTTGCTCGCGGCGAAAATGCAGCGAGGCTTGAGTTTGGTACTCAAAAAATGGAACCACGCCCTTTCGCCCGCCCCTCACTTGCGAACAACAAGCAGGCGATTGAGCAAGGGCTTAAAGACGCGGTTGCGCGAGGCATTTCCAAAGCAAGGCCATAAAGATGATAAATTTGGCAACGCAAATCCGTGCTTTCATAATTGCCGATGGCGCACTCACGAACGACCTATCAACCTTCAATACCGAAAAAGCCGTTTTCACGCGCAGGCCGGTCCCGACAACTGCAACCTATCCAATGATGATTGTTTCGCCACAAATCACGGCAAACGACAATGACTATATTGACGGACTTTATCGAAATTCTGTCTATGACATTGCAGTTTATGGTTCAAACGACACAGCCGCAAATTACCGCACAACTGAGAACATTGCTTTTCTTTTGCAAGACAAATTTGCGCGTTTGCGTAGCACTGACATTACTATGCCAACCGGCTGGAATCTTGTGCAAGCGATAACAAACGGACCGACTCCATTCCCTACTGATGATCTTACCAAGGTTGCGCGTGGCGTGACTGTCACATTCCAAATCTTTAAAAAGGATTAAACTAAATGGCTTCCATTTTCACAACCGCGCGGTCAAGCTTTTCTATCAGCACCACAAACGCGGGACCTGTCTCGTTTGACGCTTCGGGCTATGGAGCGCTGACGTTTGCAGCCGTTTGCCCGCTCGAAACCATTGGCGATTTCGGCACAAGTTTTGAATCTATAACATTTGATGATATTTGTACGGGCATCCGTGACAAAATTAAAGGCATCAACGACAATGGTGACCTTGAGATCGTTTGCGGATATGACGACACCGATACCGGCCAAGGTCACATCGTCACAGCCGCAGCAGATGAAAGCGTCTTAGATTGGCACTTTAAGGTGACTTTGCCAAACAAGCAGGCAGCCGCTGGTGATGATGCAATCATTTATTTTTCCGGCAAAGTAATGACAAATAATGTAGGTCCCGGCGGTGCAAACGATGTTGTCAAGCGCAACGTGACAATCTCAATCACTAAGCCCCTCGTTATTGTCAATTCAACGGCGTCTTAAGATATGGCTAAACAAGGCGAGGTCACAATTAACGGCCTTGGCGGGGTGGAGGTTGTTTTAAAACCAACACCTTTCGCCTTGCGCACGGTTTTGACAGAAATGGGCGGCGCACGTTCGGTTTATTCTGCACTTTATAATATGGAATACTCTGCGATTTTTGGCATTCTCAAAGCCGGGACGCGGCGCAACGAGTCAGAACTTTGGGACAAGAACGACACGGCGGCACTCGAAAAAGCAATTTTTGAATATGGCCTTTCGGACTTGATTGAGCCATGCACCAAGTACTTGACTCTTTTGATCAATGGTGGGCGCGAACCTAAAGAAGAGGAGACCAACGCGGGGGAGGCATGAGCCATGCTGAATTTCTTGAATGGTTGTGGAAAATTGCAGGCGGTTGGCTAAATTGGCGTCCTAATGAATTCGAATTTGCAAATATGGCCGATATAACAACAGCTTACGAAGGTCAACTGGAAAAGCTTGAAATTTTGCATGGCTCAAACAAAAAAGACAAAAAGAAGCCAATAAGCACCGCAGAAGAATTTATTGCGGCGTTTGGAAACAAGGGCAAGAAATAAATGGCGACGTTGGCCGAAGTTGAAGTTTTAATTAAAGCCAACATGGACCCCTTGATTAAGGGGGCACGCGAGGCCGAAAAGAGAGCCATTAGTTTGGAGCGCAAGCTTGATCAAGCTTTGTCAAAAGCGCCAAGAAACGCCCGCGCCGAATTTCAAAAACTTAACACAACCTTATCAAAGACCAGTGCAATCGCCGGGACCATCGCCGGATCGGTTGCGGCTGGTCTTTTTATTCGTGCCGCCAAAGAATTTGCAACTTTTGAACAAGGGCTTAAAAACGTTCAAGCTGTTTCCGGTGCAACAGCAAAAGAGTTAATGCAACTTGGTGACGCGGCACTAATGGCAGCGGCAACAACGCGCTATAATCCAAAACAAACAACTGAGGCGCTTTATGCATTGGCTTCAAGTGGCCAAACCGTTGAAGAACAAATTGCATCGTTGCCAAACACACTGAATCTTGCAGAGGCAGCACAAGCCGAGCTGGGGCAGGCAACGGAAACATTAACGTCAACACTTAATGTTTTTGGCATCAGTGCTAACGAAAGCTCGCGCGTTGCTGACGTTTTCACAGCCTCTATCGGTGCATCAGCTTTGAATGCTGAGCGCATTGCTGTTGCAATGCGGAATGCGGGGCCAACGGCAGCGGCTCTAGGACAATCCTTCGAGGCAACAACGGCGAGCCTTGCGGTGTTGACCTCTGCCTTTGGAAACGGCGAAAAGGCAGGAACCGGGTTACGTGCAATTCTTGTGGAAATGGGCGATAAAGCCGCCGATCTGGGAATTAACATAAAGAACAGTCGCGGCGAATTTTTACCACTTGTTGACATTTTAAAACAATTTGAAAGTCGCGGAATTTCATCAACACAAGTAATTGAAGCTTTTGGCGCAGAAGCAGGGCCCGCCCTTGCCGCGCTGTTAAAACAAGGCAGTGCCGCGCTTGAAGAAATGGAAAGCCGCATTCAATCAAACGGTCAAGCGGCTGAAGTTGCAGCAAAACAACTTGACACACTGTCCGGTGATTTTGCTGGCCTGCAATCTGCTATCAGCGTGGCAATGGTGCAAATTGGTGAAAGCCAATCAAGTAATTTGCGTGGCGTTACGCAGGCACTAAGTGACTTGGTACGTTACTGGTCTGGCTACGCGGAAACTCTTGGCGATTCAGAAGAAAAAACACGAAGCCTTTCGAACGTGCTTGTTGTTATTGCAGGCGTTCTTGCAACACGAGTTGCCGCAGGCGCATTAAGTGCAGCCGCAGGCATGGGCGTCATGACAGCCGCAACACGTGCGCTTTCTTTGTCTTTAAGTGTTCTGGGGCTTACGAATCCGCTTGGTATTCTGATCACGGCAGCGGGCGCAGCAACACTTGCTTTTCTTGAATTTCAAGACACAATACTACCAATACAAAACAATCTTGCAACGCTCGGCGATTTTGGTGCAGTTGCGTGGGAAAAAGTATCAGCGGCAGCGAACGAAGCAACGCGCAATTTTGAAGAGGCATCGGCACAAATTGCAACTTCTATAAGTGAAGCACTGGGCGGCGCTGAAATCGAATTTGAAGACTTTGGTGCTGGCATCAAAACACTTGTGAACCGCTTGATTGGCGATTTTGTTTTCCTTTACAAGACAATTCATGCGACATTCACACAACTGCCAGCAGCAATCGGCGAAGCTGCAATCTCTGCAATGAATGGCATGATCGCCAGCGTCGAAAGAGGCTTAAACGCTGTTGTTGTTATGGTCAACAAGGTTCTTGAGGGGCTAAACTCTGTTGGCGCTGGCGTCGGAACGCTTGGGCAGATTGACCTTGGGCGTTTGCAAAATGATTATGAAGGCGCGGGCAAGGCCGCAGCCGCAGCGTATGTTGATGCGTTCGACGCAAGGACCGCAGATTATTTGTCACCGGCGTTTGCAGGCTTGCAAGTCACTGCTAATGAAAGAGCGCGAGGCCGTGCGGACACAAGCACGAGCGCAATGGAAAACGTTGTTGATTTGCGGCGTTCAGCGCCGCCACCACCACCACCACCACCGCCGCCGTTTGGTGGCGGCGGCGGCGGCGGCGGCGGCGGCGGCGGCGGCGGCGGACAAGCAAGCGATTTTCAGCGCGAAATTCAACAAATGCGCGAACTCACAGGCGCAATCATGGCTGAAACGCAGGCCATGTCAAATCTCAATCCATTGATTGAAGACTATGGGTTTGCGCTAGAAAAAGCGAATGCAGTTTCTACATTGACAAACGCTGCAAAGCGTGAAGGCATTCCGCTCACAGAAGATTTAAAAAACAAGATCAATGAACTTGCAACAAGTTATGCAAATTCGGTTGTAGCGGCAGAACAGCTTGCTGAAAGTCAAGACAAAATAAGACAACGCGCTGAAGAAATGCGAAC